GGCCGTCATGACTGAATGGCTCTCCCTGAAGCACCAGCTTGCTGCTGCGAGGAAAGACATGGCGATTCTGAATAAGCGTGAGAAGGAGCTCCGGGCACAGGTCCAGGACCACATGAAGGAAATCAAACAAACTCAGGATGTTGATACTGTCAAGGTGAATCAGGAGAAGGTTTCTCTGCACACCAAAGAGTCCCGTGGCAGCATCACGAAGAATGTCATTCTGGCGGGTCTGCGTGCCTACTTCGGCGGCGATGATACTAAAGTAGAGCAGGTGTATCAGATCATCGTCGATCACGCTCCGGTCAAAGAGCGCAACACCATCACCGTCAAGAAAACCGCTTAATCAGGCGTGCTTCGCACCCCCCGCCGCGCAGCGAAGGAGGCGTGCTTTGCACCCATCCGCCTATCTAAACAGACGAGACGTAAGAAAAACAAGTAGAAACAATGGGTCTCAATAACGAGTACCGTGACGATGCTCTTGTCAACGGCGATGAGTTCGATGAGGCATACGACGAGCAGGAGGATCACGAGCTGATCCTCAGCCCGACGGATTGGCACGACTGGCACTCGGAGGATGTCCTCAACATGTGGATGTCCCTTCGTCAGTACCTCGAGGATAACCATATCAACAACACCTTGATGAACAAGGCGTCCTTCCGCGACTTTGCCGAGTTTGTCCGACAATTTTCTCGGTAGATAGTATCTGCCATCATGGATATCACCGGTCCCAAGATTCTGACTCCAGCCATCCTGTTCGCCCTGCTCAGCCCGGGCCTGCTCCTGCGCGTGGGCCCCAGCCCAGTGCTGGTGCACGCCCTGGTTCTGTCCCTGGTGTACTACCTGATTGCCAAGTTTGTGCTCAAGGTGTCCCTGCGCCCAGCTGACATGATCGTGCCCGCCATCCTGTTCGTGCTCCTGACTCCAGGCGTGCTGCTGACCATCCCGCCGGCCAACAAGGGCGTCTTTATGTCTGGCCAGTCCTCCCTGCTGGCTGTGGGTGTGCACACGCTGGTGTTTGCCCTGGTGTTCTCCTTCATGCGTAAGAATTTCGCCGCCTACTATTAAGAAATGAACGGTCAGAAGTACGTCGGTCTTCTTATGAATTCCCGTACTCAGGCTCACGCTTTTCACCTAACGACGAATTCTTTCGCGCAACACAAAGCGCTTCAGGCGTACTATGAAGGTATCGTCCCTTTGTTTGACAGTTACGCCGAGGCGTACATGGGTAAGTATGGTCGCTTTCGCCGCATCATCGTCGGCCGTCGCATGATTGCCCGCAACCCAAAACTGTATTTCCGTTCGCTTCTGACACAGATTCGCCGCATGCGCCTTCCGCGAGACTCGTACCTCAAGAACATTCAGGATGAGATTACAGCTCTGGTACGTTCGACACTTTATATGCTGAGCCTAAAGTAAACACTCACTGACACATTAATGAAACACCTGGCGATTGGCCCCGGTTCAATGGCATATTTTGCATTTCTTGGCGCGCTTGGCGCCCTTCGAGATTGTCACGAACTGGATAATCTCGAAGCAATTTCAGGGGCGAGTGCCGGTGGGCTCCTCGCCTTTTTCTACGTCGTTGCTGAAGGCAACATCAAAACTATAATCGATTACTCGTTGGACATCCCGATAAAGGATATAATGAAACCCAACATCCGTCAGTTTCTGAAAAACTTTGGACTCGTCAGTCAAAGAAAGATTCGAAACGTCATCGTCGACATTATCCGCGTCTTTTTCAGTAAAGAGGATCTGACGTTCCGTGAACTGCAAGAGCTTCGTCCGACGATGCCAAAGGTGCACATCAGCGCATACTGCGTCAATCTGGGACGTACCGAATATTTTTCGTGTGATTCGACACCGAACATGTCCGTGGTGGACGCGCTATGTATGACCATCGCCGTACCATTCCTGTTTGCGACGGTCGAACACCAGGGAAGGAAGTACATTGACGGCGGTACCATGGAGGATACGCCATGTGGAGTTTTCGTAGGATCTACAGATGTTAAAGTGATGCGGACCGTATGGTCAGAAACCCCAGAGTACGACACGCGTAATCTGAAGTCGTACATTACGAGCATTTTGTTTACGATGATGCGTTTGCGTTCAAAGTACAACTATCCATTCATCAATATTGACATGTCTAAGATTGAGTTGTTTGATTTTGGTGTTTCGACAGAAGCGAAGCTGAAGATGTTTTCGTTTGGGTACCACTCCACGCGTATACGGGTGTCGAAATCATGTACGATTTTCCATCCAGTAGAGGATTCGCCACCGCAAGAACCTCACACAGGTCAACCACGTCACATGGAGCAATATGTTGCTGAGAGTAATCCCGGTCATCCCGAACAAATCGAACAAAGTCCTCGAGACGAGACGAAAACTTTGTCGGTGTCCACCCATTCATCGTCATCCACGCCTCGTACTGCTTGAAAAAGTCGGGGCATCGCGTCGTGAGCACGTGCTGTGTGCACACCTTGGCGATCTTCGACCACCCGGGAATCGTCGAACAGTCCGGGAACGCCCTGAGTGGTTTCGGAAACAGACCCGTCTTGAAGTGCTTGTCCGTCACCTGCAGAATTTCAAGCTCATTATCCATCGCGTGTGCGAGCCAGTTGCCATCCCCTTGCTCCCACACACAGTGCATAAACTCACACATGGCGTCGCGAAACGGAAGGACATCCGCTTTTTGTCCATGAATGATCGTCCGGCCCAGCTTTGCTTGGACACGATCATTCTCGGCGATGAGCGGGTCGTCGAGCGCCTCTTTGATGAAGATGGTTCGTAGCTCACCGTGCGTCACCGCCCGATTCTTGCGGTACTCTGGATTCTGGTTGCGTCCGTGTGATACCCACGTCTTTTTCTCAGTGACGTTCACAGGGGCGAAGCTGATCGAGTGTATAATCTTTTGAGCCGTAGACTCGAAATCACCGACGACGTATTTCATTACAGGACATAGTGTCTGTTTTTTTATGTATGTCATTAATAAATGCCAACCATTCTGCGCCGTGCGTACACGTTCCGTCGCAAGCCACGAACGATCCGCGTCCCAGCCAGCGCGAATCACCGCGCCTACACGCGTCACATTTCCGGTGGCACCGTCCGCGTCAAGTCTGCTCGCGTCGTCAACCGCGGTCTTCCAGGCAAGGGTCCGTACACGCTTCCACCCCTGTCGCCAGGCAAGCTGTACGGATACACCGTGTCTGCCAACGTGCCGAACCGTTACAAGTCTCTGACCTTTGCCATGAAGAGCAACTCACCCCTGGCAGTGTTCCGTCGCCTCCAGATTCTGGCGCGTTACCTCAAGCGCACGTCACCAACGGCACACAACACCGTGCTCAAAAACGCAGCATGGGTCCGCGGGAAGTTTTAAGTCCCGCAGGTAATTTTCTCACCTCCTAGTAATAAATGAAGCGTACCACGATCATTCTTGTTCTGCTGCTTGTCCTCGCCATTCTCGCGTTCAGCCGCACCGGTGTTCGACGTGTACCGGGTCAGACGACTCAGGCTGAGCAACGCCGCATCAAGGGTATGTCAGTTATAGTCGACGATCTGTAAGTTCATCGCGTAGCGATGACCGCCGTCACGGTCTTTAAATCTCCGTATTGTTCCCACCTGCGGCGGGAACGGGTATATAGTCGATGATCTCTAAACATGTATGGAGCAACTGAAAACAAAGTGGGACAATCTCGTGAACGACCCGGCATTTCGTCGAAAGTTTACAGGCTGTCAGGGTGACTATGACCTATCAAAATGTCGCCGAATTATTCATCCAAAAGGGACGCTTTACACTCCCGTTTCGGATGAAGAAGGTCATTTTATGGCGTATGAATTTATTGGGTCAGATGTCATACGTGTGTTTGACCCTGCTCACACAATGAGCCGGTACAGTGGACATCTCGACCGTAATCTCATTTCAAAATTATCAGGAAGACGAGTCGTTGTGTGTCGTGACCATCCTCAGAAACACGAAGAAGACACATTCTGTGCGACATGGACACTCGCGTGGCTTCGACCGGATATGAGACATTTAACGACGAGCTGGGGCACGCGTGCCCCAGACCTTAAACCTTCTTCTTCCCAGCCAGAATAATCAACATCAGGCCAATAACGAGCGCGAGCATCGCCCCCCACACAATCTTTTGATTCTCCTTTTCGTAGGGGACGGGCGGCGGTAAACTGACAGGACGTTCGACTTCATCGGGTACGTGTACCGTATGAAGTCGTAGCGTGAATGAATTGACGTCGAGTCCGTGGAAATCCAATGGTTTTCCGTTTCGGTCGAGCCAACTGATTGTAAGTCGATCGAGTGAATCGAGTCGTGACGGGAACGTGACATTCACATGGTAATCAGTCTCCTCTTTGAACGATTTGATACCACCGGACGGAACATCCATCGGTATGATGGCAAACGAACGTGCCGACGTGTTGCTCGTCGTCGTGTACACACCCTGTGGATTCAGAATCAACTTTCGGGCATCGGTCGTGAACGGTGTCCGAAACTCTTCGATATCCAGCCAGACATAATCGTTCGTCTCGATGCTCACGATGTTACTTGATACGACATATGCATTTGCTGTTGGGTAAATCCCTTGGTAAACGGCATTTGTGGCAATTGGACTCGACAGCGTTGTACCAAGCGGCAGACCCAGAATTTCTGCAATTTCCTGTGTCAGGGTCGTCACAGACGTCAAATTTCCAGTGAATATGAATTTACCTTCAGCCTCCAGATAACTCATAGCGACGTTCGACACTTGTTCGCTGTTGTTGAATGTGCTGACAAGTGAATCAGTCGAGTAAAAACCAGGATTCAAAGCCACGTTGGATGAATCAAATACGAGTACGTTCGAGCTCGTCGTGAGGTTGTACATTGTGTTTGGAATCTTGGCTGAAATGAGGTCAATCTGACCGATGTTGTGAACGGGCGACTGAAGAAAGAGAGTGTACGAGTTCCCTGATGGGTACAATGTCACATCTCTCTGTCTGGAATCGACGTACAGGGTCGTCTCCATCTACCTAAAACCAACATTAAATAACTGTCCATTGGACAGCGCCGCGAAGCGGACTCATCAGCTGGACTTAAAACCAACATTAAAAGAAACAGTAGAAATGGTGCAGTATTGGATCGATCGTGTTCGTGTCAATGGTGGTCCGACCGACGTTACGGTCGTGCCTGTAAGTTTTGTAACGACAGAGCATGCAGACCAGCTCAATCGTCTCGTAGCCCCTGAGGATGAGATTGTCGATGGCGAAGAGGCGGCAAAGAACGATTGGGTCTTTGAGTTCAAACCCGGTGATGTTCTCCCGGTACAGATCATAGCATCTATCCAGGCGACGCTCGACAGTTCAAAGTTTGACGGTATGATGTTTCCGGTCGTGTACCGTGGAAGTCCCGTCTTCGAGAAGCGCTTTTACAAACGTTCGAGCTCCGAGAACATCCAACAGTCGAGTATGCCTATTTTTAACCTAAACCCTCCACATGTTGTTTCGGAAGTATGAAGGACTGTGTACGGTCGGTTGCGATCCGCGTTTGGCAGACCCTCGGACCTGGGTTTTCGGAGCGCGTCTACCACAACGCCATGGAGGTGGGACTGCGAAAGTCGAACATTCCATATCAGACGGAGCGAATCGTTCCAATCATGTATGATGAGCATGCGATTGGAAACATTCGTGCGGATCTCATTGTTGATTCTAGAATTATAGTCGAGTTGAAATCAGTCAAGGCGATCAAGGATGAGCACCGAGTTCAGACGCGCATGTACATGCGTCTCATGGGAGTTCACGAGGGTATGCTCATCAACTTCCCAAATGCCGGCAGCGGTGACCTCGAAGTTGAATACGTTAACGATTCGATAAACAACGAGCTTGACTTATCGAGTATCCATTCTTCAGATAGTTTTTGATACTCTTTAGAGTTATCGGCTCTTTCTTCTTTTGTGGTTTAACTTCCGCCGGTTTTCCGGTGAGTAGAAACCTGAGCATTTAAAACATACAAACATTTTAAACTCAAATGTTTACACCGGAGATGAAACGTGCAACTATGACCGTTGTCAAGGATACCGAGAATAAGATGTCGTATCGAGTCATGTCCTTTTTTTATTACCTCGCGATCCGCGCGTGTGATGTTATCGATTGGTGGTTCCCGACTGAGTACGAGAAACGCACCAAGACGAAGGATGCTGCCATCCCCGAAAAGAAGAAATAGGGTGGTAGTTCAGCATGTACCTATCCATTGCCACCCGAGGTCTGCGGTAATCTCTTTCCATATAATGTCGTGCTTGTATAACTTCTCCTTCGACTTGAGTAGCGGAAAGCACGGGAGGTATTCATCCTCGCCGAGGAGTTCACAGAATTTGTACAAGACGTAGCTGTAACTCAAAAAGTTTTTACGGTTTTCAGGACAATGTTTCTCAAAAGGCTTTTGAATCTGCCCAAACATGAGTCGAAGGCGGTCTTCCAATGCTTGAGACATGGTTGGCGGTTTCACCCCGTTGAGAATCGTTGTGATGTAGGGTGCGTGCTCGTAGTATTTATTCATGTGAATCTTCTTTAGCATTTCGCGCACCTTACGGTGTGTCAGGTCTGACTTGTCTTTGATGCGCTGCTTTTTCACTTCGAGCTGTAATTGTTCAATGAGTTCTTGTGGTACACTCGTGTACTCCTTCGCCTGGAACTGATTGACCCATTCGTTGAAATGGTTTTCACGCCGGTACGAGTACACAACATGACGTTCCATTTCTTGCTCCTCCTTGAAACCCACCTCTTGACACTGGACATAATCTGTCATTCCACATTTGAGACATATCATATCACTCGTCGAGTCGTCGAGTGTATGGTCGAACGAACCACAGCCTTTACATTTGGGCAAGTACCCTGGGTTCTTCTTTTGCATAGGTGTGACGTGATTGTCCTCTACTGTTGCCATGTACTTTTCGTATACATCCTTCTTCTTCCCTCCGGCGGATTCAAACTCCATTATTAAAGGAATGCATTCAGCCATGTAGTCGTACATCTCTTGTTGCGCAGTCGATTCCCCTTTAGATATTCTTTTTTGAAATTCTGCCAGACGTTCCTGATAGCGTCCTTCCATTATAAATAATATATCGTTTTCTTTTAGTTAATGTGGGTCTTGAATCTCATCGAACAATGTAGACCCAAAAATTTTCAAGTGCATCAGATGTTCATACACGACGGCAGAGAACTGGTACCAGTTGATGAATTCAAACCAGGCGAACACGGACACGTCAATTACTACTTTGGAGGTCAGCTGTACACGCACATTGGACACTGGCCCATCCAGAACATCATCCCTCGGTTTTCCGTGCCGGTACACAGTGCCATTTTCGTCAACGACGAAGACTTGAAGCCGACAGTATGTACTGAAATAGTCAGGAGACACGCTGGCCCGACACAATCACCAGTGTCGTTCGACATTTACGCCCCTCGACCACATTTCATAGTTTCATTCTCAGGAGGGTTGCGAATCTCCTTGGGAATCAAATGGATCCTCGTAAAAAAGGTGTCCGGTACAATTCGTGTTCAAAACGTCCTCGGTCAAACCACCTGGGTGACGGTTTAGTGCCACTTGAACATCATCTTTTCCCAGAGCTCGTCAATTTTCTCACGATCTGCAGATCGTGGTGGAAGGCTGTTTCGCACTCGCTTAATTTCCATTTCCATATGCCACGCCGTTCCCGCGTCGTCCTTCTCGAGAAGCTCGTTCATCTTGTCAATCATCTGAGAGGCTTCGTTTTCCATTGATTATGATGGTTCTCATAGTTTTAAGCGTCCACCTTCGGTGCCAAGTAAAACTTGAGTTCACCGAGGTTTGCAACCGTATACCGAAACACGATGGGCATGTTGTCGTCGTCGTCATGTTGCATCAACTGGACGCTCGAGCATAGGCTCGTCGCACGAGTAAACATGTTGATGTACTTGAGCGAAAACACATTCCCGAGCGCCTTGTCCTTTCCGGGCTCGACACACTCGATGATAGTCTTTTGGTTGGCAAATCCACCCTCACACTCGAGCTCGAGTGTACTCTTCTTACGCGTGATTCGAATATCCTGCGCCAAGTTGTTCATGTCACGTGTCACGCGTTGGAAATCGACACTCGGGATGGTCGTCAGAACGTTCATATCAATCTCGGGCACGGACAACATGTCATCGTTAATGTCCAGCAGTTTGAAATCGAACGACGTCGATGACTTTTTTGCTGCATTCTGAATGTGAATATGGAGCAGATACGAATCGTCAATCGACATGCTCAGAGTATCCGTGTTGGTCACAGACTTGAGCAGCTTGTACGTGTTTGACACATTGAGACCAGCCGTGTGTTCCCCCTCGCAGTGGTACTCTTCAAAGTTTTCCGCTGGCATGACCAGGTGGACGAGCGTCACGCGCGCCGTATCGAGCGTCACAACCATGAGACCCTCTGGGCGGAACACGAGGTTGACATCGTTGATGATATCTTTGAGCACCTCAAAGACGGTGCGAAAGGCACTCGCCTGAATCGTCTTGAGACGAACCATACCCATAGAACGCAGACTCACTTTATACCCTTTTGGTATGCGTCAGACACCTTTCTGTTCACCTTTTCTTCAAGCTCACGCGTCATCGG